CGACCGCATCGAGCGCCGTATCATGCAGGTCTTTGGTGTGAACCCATCGCTTCTTTCAGCGGGCAGCAACAGCCAGCCATACGCATCGAGCGCCCTCCAGGCCGAGTTCATGAACCAGGTCCTCAAGACGTTCCAGAACATGCTCAAGGACCACTACAAGGAGCGCGCTCTTGTCATCGCCGAGGCACAGGGCCACCAGGACTACGAAAAGAAGGGCAAAATGCGCGTGCTCAAGTATGAGCGTGTGCGTACGGTCGATGACGACGGCAACACTCAGATCAAGGAGGTTCCGAAGCTTCTCGTGCCCGATATGAACTTCGCCACCTTCGATCTTCGTGACGAGGCCACCGAGCGCCAGTTCCTCATGGAGCTTCGCCAGATGGGCGTGCCGCTCCCGAACGCCGACCTCCTCTTGGGCGTGGATTGGAAGTACAAGGACAAGATCGATGAGTACAACGAAGAGTTGAAGATGCAGACCATCAAGCAGCAGGAAGCGAAGATGGAGACGTACTTCGCGCTGACGGTCAAAGGTCTTCCGGTGCCCCTCGACCTCAAGGCCGAGTGCGAGAGCGTGCTCGTCCATGGGGCCGGAGCCGGAGGGGGAGCCCCCGCAGGGATGACGGGCGGACCGGGAGGAGCCCCAGGTGGTATGGGTGGACCACCGCCCCCGCCCGGTGGTGGAGGACCCCCTGGTCCGCCTCCTGGCCAGGGGATCGTGATGCCGAACGCTCCAGCGGGCCTCGTGCAACCTGGACAGGCCCCTCCGGGCGGAGGCACACCGGCCATCGCTCCGAACCCGGCTACGCCTGGCAACGTACCGCCTGCCAGCAACGAGCGCCGTCCTGGGCTAACCTACAACACTAGCAACGAGGGCAAACCGCTTATCCGCACGGCCAGCGAGTCGGACTTCAACCTCTTCATGGAGGAGCACCCGGACCTCACGCTTGCGTTCCATGATTACCTCGTGGATCAGCACGACGGTGAGGATGTGGGCAAGCTTGCTCATGCCGACATCAAGCACGACTACGAGGAATGGCCAGAGCATGCAGCCGCGTACGAGGCTCGTATCCAAGACGAACTTCATTGGCGTTTCGCCAAGATGCAAGAGCAGAAGGAGGCGGCTGCTACCATTGCAAGCGATGAGGAAGAGGACGGCCCAGACGAGCTTGTCCTCGCGGACAATCAGGAGTTGAAGAAGACCGCAAGCGGCGAGGAGTACATCTTGGAGACTCCCAAAAAGCGCCGAGTACTTTTCGAGCAAGAACCGGGAAAGCGTTACGCTTTCATCGACTCGCTCGCTTCCGAGGCAACCATAGGAGATGACGACACCCGTGAGCAAGACGACGACACAGAGCCCGCTTGACGACCCGTCTCAGATTGAGGCGGTCAAGCGAATGCTCCAGGAGGGCGCGACCAATGCGTCGGTCGCACGAGCCTTCGGTACGTCAGAGAAGTCAGTTCGACGCTTTCGCAAACGACACGGAATCGAGCTTCCCCCAGGGCAGACCTGGCAATCGGGGCTCAAGTTGGATGGCGATGATGGTGTGGTCACCGGGTCGCCCAAGGTAGGACTCCACATGGATGACCCAGACGCCATGCTCCGCGAGCGTGGTCTGGAGCCAGAGGAGTGGATCATCGATGGTGCGACCATCAACGAGTGGGATGGTCCAACCGCCAAGGATGGCCCGCACGGTGGTGAACCCATCACCTACCATCAGGCCAAGCTTCACATCAAGCGCAAACGCCCAGAGCTTCAGTTCATTGCCGCGCGCAGCGATGGTTGGAAAGCCCCGACGCCCAAGACGCCCAAGATCGGACAGGCTCGTTTGATCGCCGTTCTAGGCGATCAGCAGGCCCCCTTCCATGATCATGGCCTGCACGAGTTGACGTGTGGCTGGCTCGCCGAAAACCAGCCTGACGAAATCGTTCTTCTCGGTGACACCGCCGATTATCCGGAGATCAGCAAACACAAACCGGACCCGGATAACACGGCCGAGGTCAACGAGTGTACGCAGGCGGCGTATGATGTGCTACGAGCCTACCGCGAGGCAGTGCTCACCGCGCGCATCCGCAAGCTCGCTGGCAACCATGACGAGCGCCTGCGCAACGTCCTGCTTGAACGGCACCGCACGGTCCCACTCTACGGAGTGAAGCAAGCTGACTCGCCGGAGGAGGAGGGCGAGCTTGCACTCAGCCCCAAATTCCTCATGCGCCTGGATGAGCTACAGATCGAGTACGTGGACCCAGAGGGACCCTACGCGCTCGCACAGATCAACCTCAGCCCCAAGCTCGCCGTCCGTCATGGATGGATCGCACGCAAGGGCTCTGGTACGTCTGCGCTCGACACTCTGGAGCACCTGGGGTACAGCGTCATCGTCGGGCACACGCATCGGCAGTCGCTCGTTTACAAGACGACGCATGACATCGACGGCGCACCCACGACGCTCACCGCAGCCGAGGCTGGCTGCATGTGCCGCGTCAATCAGACGCCCATCGACGGACGACGCTGGCCGAACTACTCGCCGGTCCCCGACTGGCAGCAGGGATTCTCGACGGTGACCGTTCATCCGGACGGCCTCTTCCGCATCGAGAACGCAACGTACGTCAACAACACGCTCCTGTGGCGGGATCAGCAGTATCGATGAGCCGCAGGAGCCTCAAGGGGATCGCAGGAATCGGTCTGGTAGTCGCCGGAATCGTCCTGATTGCCAACGGCATCATCGACGTGACAGAGCGATCTGCTAAGCTCGATTGATAAGGCCCGCAAGGGCGAGGTTTCGAAAGTAAGGAGCAGCATGCCTGCCCCCGCTAAGAAGAAGCGGAAGAAGGACAGCAGCAGTGGCTATCAGCAGAAGCGGAATGCCGTCTGCATCGTGCTGTACGACCAGACGGGCGAGACGCTCGATCCGGTCGCCAAGAAGGAAGCCGAAGAGGCGATCACCCAGGTCGCCTTCAACCACAACTGCCTGGTAAGCATCACCGAGACATGAGCAAAATCACCCCACTAGGGCACCTTGAGGAGGAGTCTGAGAAGGGTCAGAAGGACTTCTTCTGGCGCAACCCGCTGGTGCCCTGGTGGGTGAAGGCTGCATGTTGGCTACGTCCCGCTCTCTTCGAACCAAAGGAGGAGCGCAAGCCGACGTGGTGCAAAGACTGCGGTCGTAAGCATGACCGCTTGCAGGAGTGCGAGGCCCTTCACAAGGTCGAAGACCTCACCGCGCCGTCCACCAAGGAGGACGAAGCCGGTCGCCCCCTTCCCAACACTCCGGTTGGGTTCTACTCTACAAGGACGGACTCATGAAACCAGTGCGGCTGACGAGGCAGGAGGAGACGATCTGGCTAGCCGCATTGCTTGAGGGCGAGGGTTGTTTCTCGGTTATCAAGGCATCCAAGACCTACCGCAGACCGCGCTTGAAGGTTTGCTTGAACATGAATGACAGAGATGTGGTTGAGAGAGCCGCGCTGTTTCATCCACCGGCCAAAGTTGGCCATCGCCCACCGCGCGGGCACAGCAAGGAGTCTTGGCAGGTTCAATGGACTTCCGTTCGTGCCGAAAGTTTGATGCGTCGAGTGCTACCCTACATGGGAGAGCGTCGAACGCTGAAGATCGAAGAATGTCTGGCTTGTCCAGACCTGAGTCATTTCAAGGAGTCATCGTGAGGTTGATCGGAATTAGCGGGCTGAAGACGAGCGGAAAGGACACCACGGCAAAAGCAATTGCTCAGGCTCTCCCCGATCTTCGAGTCAGGCGCGTTGCATTCGCCGACAAGCTCAAGGAATTGACCGCGCTTACTTTTGGCTATGAGGATGAACTGATCGAGATCATGGACGATGCCAAGGAGAACTGGAACCTCTTGTGTTTCCATGGCGATGGCGGTGATGAGTTGTTTACCATCAGCGGACGCGCCATCCTTCAGAACATCGGCCAAGGCGCGCGCAAAGTCTTCACGAGCAACTTCTGGGTAGACATGGTGCTGCCCGCTCCCGTGCCTACCGGATTCGGTGGCAACTATTCCGGCACGCTCGAAGAGAGGTATCCGGACACGGACGTGCTTTGCGTCACGGATGTGCGCTATCCCAACGAGGCCGACCGAGTGCATGAACTGGGCGGCGAGATTTGGCAGATCGTGCGACCGGGCCTAGAGAGCGATGGGCATTCCAGCGAGATACCCCTTCCCCCGGACAAGGTAGACCTGAGCATCTTCAACGGCAACAGCATCGAGCAGTTGTACGATGTGATCGAGGAAGTACTCGCGGGCAACGTCCATCCTCAGTGCGCTTGATCTACTACTACGCAATTCGAGTAGCCATCGTCGCGTTCGCTATCGCAGGAGTCGGCGCGTTTATTGATGGAAAATGGCGACTGGGCGTGGCTACGGCCCTACTCAGTATCGTCAACTGGGTCCTGCTAGTCTAGGAGGCATCATGGCTAAGAAGACGAAGACAAAGGCGTATCTCTGCGGACCGATG